ATTTTCTTTTAAAACTTCCAAGAACTCTTCAAACATTATAGCCAGAATCCTATAATTGCATACTTTGTTCCGCTAATAACTGGATCAGCTGAGTGAGAAAATTTTGTGGATGATGGAAAAATCATTATAGTATTTTCTTCTGGCTTAAATGATTGCTTGATATTTGTAAAAGTTATTGTTCCGCCCTCATAGTTATCATTTAGATAGACAACGGCTGATATTCTTCTTGGATATTCTGGTGTAGCATCAGTATGTTCTGCAAAAAACTGACCCTCTGTATATCTAACTATATGGTATCCTTGATTTTTTAGTTGAAAGATTTTATTTTGATTTGCATATTCAGTAACTAGTGGTTCAATTTTTTTATTAAGAGTATGAGTAAAAGATTCAGTAAATGTATTTGTGCTTGCATCCCTTATATCTTTAGGTGATAAACGATTATCTGAATACCTTGATTTTGCAATTGTTGCATCAGTCCAAGCAAACCGTAAATGGTTTGTTAGTATATCATCTAAGGATATATTGTTAATCTTATCAATAAATATGCCATTAAAATTACTCATTTAAATTATCAGAGATTATAGTTATAACCTCTCCCTCTTTTGCAATAATAGAAAGCTTGTTCATTATCATATCTCTTACTTCTGGATGAGAAGCTGCAACATCTCTTAGTATTCCAACAAGAACTTCTTGTCTACGCTCAATCTCAACCATTTCTTCTGCAAGTTCTTTATTCTCAAGAAGACCAGCCTTTTGTAGCATGTCAATACGCTTAGACTCAATGTCCATTACAAGTTTGATAGCAGAAGTCTTTGCGCTAAGGTTATTGGTTAGTGAGGCTTCGTCAATAACTTCATAAGATTTAGAAATTAGCTTGCTATAGTGTGTGTCAGCACCAACCAATGCCTCTTTTGCACGGGCACGAATTGCAGCGTTATCAGAAGCCATTGTCTTCCACTCATTGATAAGAGAAACAACACGTGTACGAGGGATATCTAATTCTTTTGAAATTACTGTTGGGTCATTACCCTTCAGATATTCACTTACAACAACGTTTACTTGATCAAGATGCTTTACTAAATCTTCTTCAGTTGACATTATATTTGCCCTCTAGTCTATTTATTTCATCTTTAATATAAAATATTGCCTTTTCAAGATCTTGAATAGTCTTTGCTTCATCTTTAAGTCCTGCTCGCCACAAGTACTTAAAAGCATTCCCAATATTAAAGTTGCGATAACGAGTAATCTGAATACACTCAACTCCAGAAGGGTCTGATGTATAGTGCTTTGGATGATTGACTTGATCAACTGTTATATTTAGATTATTGCTCATTATATTGTTACAACCGACAATCTCTTTGAACATTTTGCACAGTCTGTATATGCTTTACTGGTATATGGACATGATGCAGTATATGTATTAATATGCTTACAAAATAATTGTTTAAATAATGCATATGTAACATAAATAATATTTTTAAAAATCGTCATCGTCATCCCAATCAAAAGCTTCTGGCATTCCCCTTAAAGCTACAATAACATATGTAATTCCAACAGCTCCAGCTATTGCTACACCAAACATTATTTTCTTTAGTTTACTCATCTTTTTGACTTCCTTAGTCCGAATTTTGCAAGGTAAACGTATATTGTCTCTACGCTTGCCCCACATTCCTTTGCAATTTCTTCTGGAGACTTCTTATCAATAAGAAATCTTTTTCTTAGCCATACATCTGAAGTATATAGTTTACCAGACATCATAGCTCTTTGTCAAACTTTATAACAGGATCAAGCCTATCCCAGTACCCTCTTGGACTTCCTTGGTACATCTGTCCAGTCTCACGATCCATTAATAACCATTTTGTTGGAGCAAGAGTTCTTACAGTCAGAGTAACATCTGAGCCTTCCTCTTTAAAGGAAAAGCTATTTCTATCACTCATAATTCACCTTCTGACTCAAGAACATCATAGTTATAGGCATCTGAATCTTCAAGAATCCATTTGTCATAACTTTCAACATCCCACTTTTTTGTATTAATTAATCTATTTATTAGTAGGTCTTTTTTAGTAACAAAGGATGGCTCTTTAATCCTTACTCTGTTATTTGGCTGTACCGCAAAATTTCCATCATCTCTTTGAATGACATGACCGCATTTATGCTGACCTGGATTTTCAGAGTATCCATCATCTAAAATATTTGTTTCTGGACTGTGCCAATCAAGTGTAAATAAATATGTTCCAGGAATAGTTGTTTGAGTTCTATCCATATATGACATTCTCATATTACTTAATGCTTGAAACTTTGTAACAGAAACATGAGAACTAAAAGAATTCCACAATACAAGATTGTGAATTGGCTCTTCTGGAACTCCTGGCTTAGTACAAAATGCATTGATTGGCATTCTCCACCAAATTCCACCATCCTCCATCATAAAATGAAACAGTGGGCTCCTTGCTTTAATACTTGATACACCAAAAATTACACAAGGAAAATATTGATCATGACTATCTAGCTGATCTCTTAAAAAGTTTCCACGCACATAGCATTCTATTGGTGGAATGTTTGCATTTAACTCAGGCATTACTTATCAACTCCTATTGCTTTGTCCCAGTTTTTTATAGCCCAATGCCCAATTCCACAAGCATCAGCAACATCGTTATCTTCAACTTTTCTATTATATGTAAATTCAATAAAATCAATTGTTCTTTGCTTGCGTAAGTTTCGCTCATATGTTTTATACCATGACTCAGACTTCCCAGGGTTTCTTGCAGCAATCATAGCTTTTTCTTCTTTTGATATTTTTTTGTTACCAATAAAGTTTTGCCAAGTTATTGGTGAAACCTTTCCAATGGTACGAATTCCAGATTGACCAGCTGCACCAAGTAGTGCTCCTTGAACCAGTGCAAGATCTGCAGCAGTCTTTGGGCTATTCATGAATACAGTGTGCTCAATAACAATAGCATCTACATCTACAATGAATTCAAACAAACCTTTTGATTTTCTTCCAGCGTCAATAACCTTTTCATAAATATCTTTTCCTTCAAAATTAATCTTTCCATACTCTTTTAAATATCCACCATGGAATGTTGCATAAGCAAGACTATTAGTGCTTGCATCAATAGCACAAATACGCTCTGGCTTCAACTCAATTCCCCATTTATTCTTGCTCATACTCAATAAATCCTTTTAATTCTTTTAGCATTTTATTTACTGCTTTTTCACTTACATTACAGTTTGCACAAAATCCAGAGTCGTTATATATAGAAAGAGAAGTTCCGCATCCACCTAAGCATCTACGGTCCTTCCCCTTTCTTTTTTGTCTACGAGTTATCTGGTATCTTTCCTGAATCTTATCTTTTGTAGCAAGGTCTCTGCACTCAAGGCTGCAGTAAATTTGATAACTGACCTTTGGGCTAAACCTAATATCACATCTGCTACAAAGCTTCACTCAGTTCCTCCAGGGATGCTATTTTAACAACACCTGCTCCTGCTTCGTCACATGCTTTTCTAATTGGACAGTTTTTACAAATCTTAGAATTTGATCTATAATTCTTTGTTGGAAGCTCTTTAACTTCCCAAGACTTACGAACAACTCTCATCCATTCAAAAGCTTCATCAATCCATTTACGATAATGATCATTTACTTCTACTGGAATAACAAGAAGCTCATGCGTGTTTTTATTTTCATAAATAAGAACACCCTTAGCCTTCTTAAGAATTTTCATATAAATAAGTATCTGTACAACATGACCCATCTTAGGTTTACCTGTACGCTTACGATATTCAAATACTTCGTTGTTGGTTGTCTTTACTTCTACAACAACCTCTTCGTCTTTCCAGTTAATAAAATTATCAACATACCCAAAGATTGGGGGATCGTCATTAAAAATCTTAAACTCTGAGTCAATTGAAAGTCCAGAGTTCTTAATTGCTTCTTCAATTCTTCCATGAGCCAGTGTTCCATTGCTCATGTTTGCAACAGCATATGGGTCAGCATTATCCTCAAATACTGCTCCTTCAAATGCAAGGTACCAGTATCTTGGACATTCTCCATGGCCGTAGGCAATAGTAGAAGGACCAAAAGTCTTCTTCTGTGTATGCTTAGGCTCACGCCCTACAAGATATCCTGCTTCAATAGCCTTTACAAGCTCTCTAGCATCAATCGCTGCTGGTGACTCAACTTCTTTTATCATTATTTGCTTTAGTAAATTTTTTGTCATGTTATCTCTTTTCTTTATATAAGTATAGCATGTTAGCGCATGATATATTTGAGTGCTGATACTAAATTGTTTATTGATTCTGCTGCTGTGTAATATATAT